CGCTCTTTTTTGCGCTTTCGTCTTCATGTATATACGCGGGCTTTCTGAGCGTCTTTTGGTACACGGTGATAGAGATCTCGTGCTCGAGCGACACACGCCCTATGAGCATGTCACGCGCTCGCGCCTCCTGCTTGAGTCCTTTACGTATCTGCGGGTGGAGAGCCTTGTGTATCGCTTCTCTCATCGGGCACTTTATGATAAAGCTGAGGGGGTCCGCTGGTTGAGAAATAACGATCTCTTCGGTATCGCACACATCGAAGGCGACGAGGTTGATCATTCTAATAAGGTGTGTTGCGACGGAGATGCGGTCTATGCCTGTCATAAAGAATACCCCAAGAAATCAGAAGGTGGTCACGCAGATACAATCCACGAGACCTTACCACGATGCGGAGTCCGTAGATATGGAGTTGCTAGGTCTTGATGGCTACGCTACGGGGGAAGTAGAGGTCGCCTCGACAGATCAGGTGGAGATACGTCCTACGGATTTCGTAGAGTTCGCGATCTGTATCCCTGACCAACACACGAAACAGCTACTTCCTTTCAGCTTCGACGAGCGTCGTTACCTCAAGCCTGTCTACAACACGACATCGCCGCGTGTACTTCTTAAGTGTGGCCGTCAGGTAGAGAAGTCCACGTATCTAGGGAACCGTCTACTCGCGCTCACCTGTATCCAACCTAGCCTGACGTCGCTGTATGTGAGCCCTACGAACCAGCAGACTAAGACATTCTCCAATGACCGTATTTCAGAGCCACTAGGTATCAGTCCGCGATTGCGTGCATGGACTGACCCGCACCTGCAGCAGAACGTCTTCCACAAGAAGTTTATCAACCGCTCCCAGATCGTACTGCGTTACGCGTACTTAAACGCCGACCGTGTGCGCGGTATTCCTGCCGACCTCGTCTGTATAGACGAGATACAAGATATACACACAGACAACATCCCTGTTATCGAAGAGTGCATCGCGCACAGCTCGTTTAAGTTCAAGCTCTACTCCGGTACGCCTAAGTCACTCGATAATACGATCGAGGGCTTATGGATAGATGAGAGTACGCAGAACGAGTGGGTTGTTCCGTGCGACCACTGCGGTGGGGGAGACGTGAGGCACTGGAACATACTCGACGAGTCGAACATCGGCCCCAAGTACCTCGTGTGCGACAAGTGCCACAAGCAGATACACGCGATGCACGACGACGCGCAGTGGGCAAGCATGAATCCCAATCCGCGAGTACCGAACCCTATGGATGGTTATCGCGTACCGCAGCTCATGGTGCCGTGGATCGCGTGGAACGATATTCTCAACAAGCAGCTCACCTACAGCCGTGGTAAGTTCCATAACGAGGTACTCGGGCTGTCATACGACAGCGGTACGCGCCCGCTGACTCGACAAGACATCATGGATAACTGCACGTCTCCTTATCGTATAGGCGACCCTGCAGGTATGCGGGTGGCGCACGGATCTGGGACGCGTATCTTTATGGGCATTGACTGGGGCACGGGCGAGCAGACGTACACGACGGTCACGATCTGCGGCTACCTTAACCAGAAGTTTACGCTCCTATACATACGTCGCTTTGAGGGTCAAGAGAGTGAGCCCGTCGTACAGTTGGCGAAGATCAAGGAGCTTGTCGCGCAGTGGCACGTGTCCTTTATCGGAGCTGACTATGGTGGTGGTTTCGATAGAAACGATGACCTGCTGAGGACATTCGGGCCACGTAAGGTGTTTAAATACCAATACTCCACGGTCACGTCCGCCAAGATCAAGTGGGATGGCGGGCTCGCGCGCTTTATGCTCAACCGCACCGAGGTGATGTCGGATGTGTTTAACGCGATTAAGCGTCGAGACGTCTTCGCGTTCCCTTCGTGGGAGCAATTCGAGGTACCTTACGGGCAAGACTTCCTTAACATCTTCTCGGAGTACTCAGAGAATCGTAGGATGAACGAGTACAAAAAGAGCCGCGGTGTTACGGACGACTCTTACCACGCGCTGCTATACGCTTTTGTCGTAAGCCAGATTACGAACCCTCGCCCCGACGTCTTCAGCCCAATACAGTCGTAACTCTGTCTAGCTGCGCCTTAGTGAACGCTGCCGCGATAGGGGCACGCACGTCGTCACTCGAGGACGAACATAGATACCCTAGCTCGAGCGCGACCTTACACTGCTCACCGAGTTTTCGGATAAGGCGGTCGCTCATACGTGCCACATCACGAGCGAGATCTTCAGCTCGCGATACAGTCCAGCGCTCTAGAGGCTCACGGCAGAGGAAGTACAGCGTGTTGTGTAGGCTCTCTACGTCTACGTCGCCTATATTGAGCAGCTCTTTCGTACTCGACATGCTGAGCATAGACTCTAACAGCGCTAGACGCGCTTCGAGCTCCACGATACGTGCGCTGTTAAACATGTGCTGTTTCGTGAGTTGGTCGAGCTTAGACTCCGCGTCCGCGTTAAAGCGCGCAAGCTCGTCTGTGCTGTACATGTCTTTGTTATTTACGCGGATAGGTGTTATCTTGTTAGTTGCTTTGTACCGCGCGAGCGTACGTCTACTGACGCCAAGGACTTGCGCAGCTTCCGTTGACGTTAGATAATGTATGGACTGCCCAGACATAGAGGACCTCACTATGTATACGAAACAAGATCTGAGCGCGCTCGGGAAAGAGGCGAGCACTATGCTTCTTGAGCACGGTGTACCACTAAATGACGCGATTATAAAGATCGCGAGTAAGCGTCCCGATATGACGAAGGAGCATGTGCAACGCGTCATAGAGAACGCTAACTTAATCACCTTTGAGGATATGTTTAAGGGCGCGTCGAACAAGCACATCACGTTCGATCTCGCCGATCCGAATGTTATACACGCGGAGTTAGATAAGACCGAGGATATCCCCGATCCTATCTACGCGACTGAGCCCGAGTATCGACACTCTGGCGGCTTTGACGCTTTTGACAAAGAGGCGTCTCTCACAATAGTACCTAAGCACGTGCAGTGGCGACGAGACTACTACGCGACTAAATCTGCGATGGATCGCTTGGAGAAGACCGCGACAGCCATAGACGCGGAGGCAGAGGCACAAACCCATAAGTTTATAGACATGTGTAAGCGCGCTTCTCTTGTAAGCGGAGGACTTAAGCCCGTCTTGCAGCTCGCAGGATATGCATCCAAAGACCCCGAGGTGTTCACCAAGGTGGCGTCGGTCGTGACGCAGGCGCTAAAGAACGTCGTGAGCGAGGGGGACTTTGTTGACACGCTCCCTAATAAAAACCACCCTATTTATGAGTCGTACGCCCAACTCGAAAGTACGATCAAACTAGCTAGCAGGCATAAGGCGGGCGTCATCAACGCGGCTCGCATGCACGAAGAAGTAAAGAGCCAGGAGTACCTATGAGTGAGCAAGAGAAGATAGCCCTTTCGGAGACACAGCGCGCCCTCGTCACACCGATCGTAGGAGGTCTCGCTGCGGGTGGTATTGCGTACGGCCTGCCAGCAGCGCTAGACAAAATACGTGAAGTTCGTGTGCGCCGTAATAGAGACGATTACATTACGGCTATGAAAGACGTACATCCTGATCTCAAGGGTATACCGAAGAAGGACCTGCACATCGCGTATAACTCTTTGGCGATGCACTCACCGCACGTCTTAAGGGATCCCCTGCTTGGAGGACAAGAGCTCTTACGTATGTCGAAGTACCGCCAAGCGGACATCAACTCGCTGAACGAGTTGAACAAGCTGCGAGGCAACAGCATGATGGACCAAGCGTTTATGAATGCTACGACTATGGTCGCGGGCGGAGTATCTGAGGGCTTTAAGGGCTATCAAGCTCAGCGACAAGCTGATGCCGACCAATCTTATCGAGAAAAGATGGATAAAGCTCGCTCCGACATGGACAATGCACGAATGGAACTCGAGAATAATAAGCTCAAGGAGACCCGTCGGCAGTTTGGGGTGAGAGATGCTTATCAGAAGGATCGTGACGCGCAGCTAGACGCTAGAGAGCGTATAAGGATGAGAGACTCGAAGGCCGAAGCCGATCGACAGTTCAAACAACGCGCTCGCCAGTTCACGCTGACACGCGAAGATAATCTACGTAATTCGCGGGTGCGCAACAAGCAGTTTAAGCAGACACACCAAGCAACGTTAAATCGTGACGCGATAGCCTCATCGAAAAACCAAATGGAGGTCGAGAAGCATTTCGCTTGGGAGGCTGAAGGGAGGCCAGGGCCTATGGCGATCAAGCGGGCATCTGCCGAGCACATCTACGATATCGTAGCGCGTCTGCGAGATCGGAATCTGTAATGGCGATCATTAAGGAGAGCACATTCCCCTCTATGGGGCCGGACGGCGAACCCCTCGTTCGTCTTCTCGACTCGTTGCCCTCCGGCGCCGACATGGAGAAGACCGCGGGGATTCATCCCGAGATCCTTGCGTACAAGCAGCAACTCGAGCCCGAGCCTGGTAAAACCTACGTGCATATTCTAGCGTTAGGTGCAGGTGACTACTACGGCGCAAACCTTAACAACGACCACTTCCCATGGGCGGGACTACAGCACGACCACACAAAGACGGCGCACCCCTACATGCACGGGTACAAGACGTTTTTAAACGCACATGCGTTCGCGCACCATATGAACAAAGACCCGGAGAAGGCCTACGGCGATGTGCTCGTCTCAGTCTTGAACACGAAGATGAAACGTGTCGAGCTTATCGTAGCCATCGACGAGGAGAAGTGTGTCCGCAACGGTGGGCAGCGTACGCTCGACAAGATAAAAGCGGGCGAGTATCCGTCGACAAGCATGGGCTGTCGTGTTCCATTCGACGTCTGCTCCATCTGTGGTCATAAGGCGAAGTACCGAAGCGAGTACTGTGAGCACACACGCGAGAACATGGGTAAGATCATGGCAGACGGACGTAAAGTGTTCGTCTATAACCCGTACCCACGCTTCTTCGATATCAGCTTTGTCTTTATCGGCGCTGACCGTACGAGCTTCGTACTCGAGAAGGTCGCGCATCTGGAGCAGCTGGAGAAGGGTGCGGTCTTCGGGGCGGCAGCAAAAGCTTTAGGCGCCACCTTCGGTACGCGCACGGGGCGTGCTGCGCTCACGGGCGCCGCTATGGGAGGTCTGACGGGCGCTATAAGCTCGCCTGACGGCGCGCGGGACACGGGACTCCTTAAAGGTATACTCGCAGGCGGCCTCACGGGAGGTTTAGCGAGTAAGGCGCTTAACTCCAAAGCCCTCACACGCTTTGCAGGGGCGAAGGTAAACGCCGTAGGCGAGTTAGGCGGCGTCGCAGCACTCGGCATGGGTGCAAGTAGCGCAATAAACAGTATGACGAACCCCATGCCTCCCATGCCTGCGCAGACGAGCTCATTAGATGGTATGCCTAAGGTCGCATACAACACGATGATGGCAAAGGCGCTCCGTAAGTCGTCAGGTACTGTGCAACCATATATGGGTATGCGTGTTAAGCGGAAGGTTGCGCGCCAGCAATCATTGAAGGTAAAGGGCGTAACTTTCTCAAAGCTTAAACGTGGCGCGAAAGACTCGGCTGCTAGCGCGCTCGAGCTGTCTGCATTTTCCCCTCTGCCGATTCTCACGAAGGGTATGTACGACGGTACCGCGGGCGACACCGCTGTTGGATATTCGGAGGAAGCTGTGAAGGACAAGATGGTTGAAAAAGTCTCCGCGCTTAAATCTGCGACGGTGACTAAACTCTCGGACATCTTCAAAGACGTCACCTCTACACCCATGGGGCGTGCCGTGCCTATGAGTGTTGGTGCCGAGCCCGACATGTCATGTACGCAAATGGACTCGCTCGCAAGTAGCCGAGATCTAGGACAGTCTCTCTCGGGGCTCGCCTCCGCGGGCATCGTGCTAAAGCCCAAAGAGTTCCAACGTGTCGTGCTTGTACGCAGCGGTATGCGTGATATGGCGGATGAGCTGGAGCGGCACAACGCTGTGTTCCCCGAACACGCGCCCACGGTCCGATCTGTCCGTATTGTTATCCAGAGTGATCCGCAGCAAACGGTGCCCAGAGGTGTGCTGGATCTAGTGCGTAATATGCTGCCGCATCGTTCGGCCCTCACGCCGTTTGCACTGCGTAGGCCTGTGTCTAACCCTGCGCCGACACCGCACGTAGTGCGTCTGCGTTTAGGAGAGAGTCCTGTTCTGGATAAGGTAGCGTCGCTGTATAACGGATATAGAGAAGATGTTCTCCTGAATATGGAGAACATGATTAAGTCCGCTATGCTCACACCTGACATCACATCAGCTGTCGCGAACATACGCGGGTTTAGTGATGGACAAGGGCCTGCCTTCAACGCTATGATGCAGGTACCCCTCGCTTACTTTAGTCATGCCTACTGGAACAGATGTTGTTGCGACCGTACGCTATCTGATCGACAGTTTGCAGAGAAGTTCACTGAAGACAACCCAGAAATTGCAAGATATATTGCACAACATATTGCTACAGCCCGTAGTATAACGTAATATCACTGAGCGGACGTAGCTCCGCTTTACTAAGGAGACCACATGAGCATGGATGAAATGCTAATGAACGAATTGTACGGGTCAGAAGAGGCCCAACAAGAAGAGCAAATTAAGCAGGCTCAAGTCGAGCTAGTTGAAGCGGTAGCCNCTGAGGCAGGCGTCAACCTAAACGAGCTCGACGATGACGAGTTAGCAAAATTCGCACACTATGTTTTGTCCGATGAGGATGAAAAAACGGCCTCTNTAGNGGAGGCAGACGCTATGGGCCGCCAAATGGCTCNCGCATACATGGACGAGATCAACAACCACTCACACAANGGAGATCATATGTACGGAAACACTCACGTTAAAATTGCGAGCGCACTTAGCGATGTCGCTGAGGCCTGGGAGCTGGAGAAGACCGCACTGAGCGCTGCAGATCAGCAGTACATGTTGCTCAACCCCGGTGCTGCCTACGCCCCCGGTGACTTTCAACGCATGAGCCCTCTCGCACAACAATACGCCGAGATGGAGGCGCGTGCAGGTACTCAGGGTTCGGCTGCGCCCGCTCGTACGGGCGTGGGCGGCTACGACGTAGAGCGCGCAGGGGCGAAGTCTAACAAGAAGGGCACTGACGCCGGCCGCGAGATGGTCGCCGACTACTATGAGAGGCAACACAAGGCCAATCCCAATATCAAGCGCCCCGGTGACGTGAAGTCGAATGCGTCATTCCTCAGCCGAGCAGGTGATCACCTGAGCGCCCACAAGGGTAAGTACATCGGTGGTGCTGCTGCACTTGGTGCTCTGGGCGCAGGTGCCTACTACATGAAGAAGAAGCGCGACGCGCAGAAGAAGACCGCGGCTTTCCTCGACAATGGGTACGAGGCGCTCGCGCTGATTAACATGTACGAGCCCGAGGAGTTCGCCAAAGAGGCAGAGTTCCGTGCAGCCGAGATTCTTCTCGCGAACGGCGTAGATCCGGAGACCTTTGAGAACGTCTACCCCGAGCACGTCAAGATTGCCTCGTTCCCCGATGTTGATGATGCTGTCGACGGCTACGAGGCCCAGCTTGTCGCAGAGTACAACGACATGCTCGATACTGCAGCCATGCACATCATCGAGAACATTTTAGACTAAATTCACAGCGTCCTCTCTCCCGCACCCGCCGCGGATGTGTCACGGATGCGGGCAATAGGGGCGTGAGGAGGATACTATGAACGTACAAGATGTTATTGAGAAAGCCTTAGCGGGCAACGACGGCATCCCCGTTACACCCGCTGAGCACTCGGTTGCCGAGGATGCACAGGTAACCAAGCTCGCCGCCGCGTTGAACTTTATCGGGACCAATCTAGAGTCATCTGTTAGTGACTTTGAGCAAGAGAAGAGTGCCTACCTCGATATTGTCGGCGGAACCGCCGCCGGAGGAATAGGCGCAGCGTCATCTCGCGAAAAGATGAGGCGCGCAGGCATGAGCGAGGAAGAGATTGATGACGTCCAAACCACAGGCGGCGGCGTACTCCGAGGTGCAGCGAAAACTATGCTCGGTAGTCTAGGCGGTTACCTTGTGGGCGGGAACGCAGGAGCTCTTGCGGGAACAGCGCTTGGTGGATACGCTAGTTATGCCGGAGAGATGGCAAGGGGTAGGAAAGCCCTCAAGAGAAGAGAGAACGCTCAAAATCAGCGCGAGTTAGAAGTGCGCAGGGCACAACAAAAGACCGCGTCTGTAGATGACATGCTGTACCGCGCCGCACAAGCGGGTAAGCAAGCTCTTCTTGAGAAGGTCGCGGAGGATCGTATCAACCCTGCTAAGATCTCTGCGGGCCCGGCCGCCTCATACTCAGGTGAGATTATGCCTTCGGGCCCAGCGGTGTTCGGCGGAGGTACTATGCCTGCGCAGTTAATCGCGATGAAGGCACAGAAGGTACGCGCACGCATCAACAGCGATATGAAGCAGTTCGTGAACAATGTCGGTGACGGGTATAACCTCCAGGGTCACCTAAACAAGATGAACAAGTGAGGAACGCATGAATAAGATCGCATCTATGCGCGCCGCGGGCGAGTTAATTAAGACAGCCTCCGCTGTTATGATGAGCCAACAACGCGAGATCGAGGCGCTCCGCGCAGAGCTTGACGCGCGCGACCGCGCTAGTGAGGCCGCCGAGCTCGCCGTACGTATGGCCGACGCAGGTCACATCGACCGTGCCGATCTCGAGGAGAAGGCTGCGGAGTTCGTACAGGACCCGAACCGTATGCCGATTATCAGCGAGGCGATTAACCTGCTAGACAATGGCGGCTTCGATATGGCATCATTATCTGACGAGCAGAGTACGGGATCCAACGCCCGCTCACAACTAGAAGCATTCTTACTCGGCTAACATAGCCACAACACATAGGAGAAACACATGGCGACTCAGACTTTCGAGTTAGTATCACCATTTCTTACTATCTACGCTCCTTCGAAGAAGTGGGCGGGCGATAGCGCTCTGCTCCTCGGTCAGACTTCAAACCGTCTTGTGACCGGCGAGCTCCTTTCATACGTAGGCGCGAACGGCGCCACACGTCCTACCATCGCGATCGGTAATGGCGTAGATAAGGACGACAACGCCTTCGGTATCAACAAGTTCGTCGCACCCTACTTCAGCGAGACGGGCCGTGGCGATATCGTGACCGGTGGTAACGTGCCTGTACTCCAGTTCGGTCCTTTTGAGGCGGACACCATGCTCTTTATGCGTGCTGGTGACGATCAGACCGATGCTAACGGTAACGGTCTTGGCTCACTCGCAACAGGTATCGCGGGCGGTCTTGATGTAGGCGACGCTGTTGTCGCGTGTGCCGTACGTAATCCGCTCACAGGTAACTTCAACAGCAGCGACTACGTCGTAGGTGTCGGTCCATCTTCTCTTGTAAGCAACCCCGGCCCTGTCATCGGTCGTATCTCTCGTGTCATCGGGTCTGGCGCAAGCCAAAAGATCCGCGTGATGTTCGGCGTTAACTAAGAAAGGGACGATCCATGTCATATTCAGCAGAGATGGTAAACAGTTTATTTGTCGAGAAGCTCGGTACCGAGGAGGGTCGTCAGAAGATCGCCGCTTACGGTGGCGGTGTCATTCGTGACCACCTCCGCGAGGTTAGCTTTGCGCGCAAGGTGCTTCCTCCTATGCCCGTCACTCCCGCAGAGTGCCAGGTGAGCACTGAGCACGACGGCCTCGTGAAGATCGAGGAGCTCGAGCCCGAATCACGCGCGATGGTCGTCGACTTCCGCGGCTCAAGCCGCGCTCGCTACATCCGCGCGCCCCGCGTCGCGGTTAGCTTCTTCACCATCGAGTCCGAGCACTTCGAGAAGACCGAGCAGGAGCTGCTCGCGTACAAGATGCCGATCACCAAGATGATCGAGGAGCAGTCCGCGAACAACCTCCAGGAGATCGAGGATCGTCAGTTCCTCATCTACGCTGAGGCGGGCATCCAGCAAGTGCAGAAGGACGCGAACACCACGCACGCGTCTCACGGCAAGTTCAACGCTTCTGAGATCAACGCGAGTAACGTCGCATACGGTCCCGACCAAAATGCTTCTGTGATGAAGGGCCAACTCGCTCTTACCGCGGGCGCTGACGACTTTGTGGTGCGTCCTGTTAACCGCCCCGACTTCGTTAACTTCTTCAAGATGATGGCAGGCCCTGATCGTCGTCTCCGTCTCGACCTCGTCCTCCTCACCGAGCCTGACTACGACGACATCCTTCAGTGGACCGTCGAGGACATGGGTGATCGTATCCAGAGCGAGACCGTTGTTGACGGCTACAAGTACAACACTCTCTTGGGTCGTCGCTTTATCCGCACCATCAAGACGGACATTCTCCGTCGCGGTAACATCTACGGCTTCGCGGCACCTCAGTTCCTCGGCTGCTTCTACGTGCTCAACAACACCAAGTTCTACGTCGACAAGGTCGGCAACAAGATCACCTTCTGGTGTTGGGAGGACATCGGTATGGCGTTCTTGAACCTCAACTCGTTGATCAAGATGGAGCTCTACTCGGGCTCAGTCACTCCGGGCTTCGAGGATGCTGGTCATACGATTCGTCTCCCCGCGGACGAGGAGGACTTGGGCCGTGCACGTAACCGTGCGGATGACGGCTTCCAGAGCCCCATCGTGACTCAGTTCTAAGAGGTTTGCACATAGCGACCTAGTGTTGTACCCTTGTAGGTAATCAGAAACCTATAAGGGTGCGAAAGCGTTAAAGCCTTCGGACCCTCGTTCGGAGGCTTTAATGTTTCGTATTACCGGGAAGAGCGGGTCTATCCGCGCTGTCAATAATCGCACAGGTAGCCGCACACGTCGCTTACCCAGTTTAGTCTTGGGTAGTGGTGCTGTGATTAAGGTACACCCAAATAGGCAGGTGCTTGTTGCCGAGCAAGACCTGCTCGCGAATCTGGAGCGTCTCTCGGACGTACAAGATTTAATCTCGATACGTGAGGCGACACCCCCATTCTCTGAGGTGAACGTAGCGGATTTCGTCACACCAGTTATCGCTGCGAGCACTGAGCCCGTGATTGAGCCCGTGATTGAGCCCGTGATTGAGCCCGTGATTGAGCCCGTGATTGAGCCCGTGATTGAGCCCGAGCCTGAGCCTGAGCCCGAGCCCGAGCTTGAGCCTGAGCTCGACGAGAGCGAGTCTAAGCCGAAGAAGCGTGGACGCAAGCCTAAGAAGCGCAGCGGGGACTAACCATGCGGCAAGATCTAGCGGCATTCGTAGCTGAGGTGCGAATGTACCTGCGAGACTACCCGGAGCTCAATCGCCTCATTGATGGCGAAGAGACGAGTGATCGCATGATCGCGTGGGCGGTTATCGATACGCTAGACGACATCAATAACCGCCCTCCCTTTGTTGGGTCATTCACGGTATCCACTTTTCCGTACAGAAGCCTGTTGTTACGTGGCACGGTTATCACCGTACTTGAGTCCGTAGGCATACTACAGACACGAAATCAGCTGCAGTACAGCGACGGTGGCATCAGCGTAGGCGCTTCCGATAAAGCGCCGATGCTCATGCAGTGGGTACAGATGCTCTCGACTTCCTATGAACAGAAACTAGATAAATGGAAGATTAGTCGAAACATCACCGAAGCGTTCAATGGTGAATCTGTTATGTCAGATTACTATTTCTTGGGTGGCTACTACGACGTCTTCGATAGGGTGTACAGATAATGGCGTTCCTTAAAAGAAACAACTCCGATGACCTCCTCTTCCCTATGGATGAGTCCGGCCAGCTTCGCTATAACCGTATGCGTGTCCTTATGCTCAGCGGCGCTAACGCGGCAAGCCGCATGGCGCAGTTTATCCGCGAGTATACAAACAAGGACGGCACGCAGGGGCTCCCGCCTAACCACATCGGCGCGACCTCTCCTTATATCGATGGAGGTAATATGTTCTATATTTATTTCCAAGATAACGCCGAGGACCCACATAACGCTGCAAACTTCCCTACGGCAGAAGGGATTACGCACGCTGATGCAGAGGCCATTCGTGCCGACGCAATCGCGGCAAACAATACGCTGATCGCCAAGCTTCAAGGGAGCGACACGGGATGGAGGACTAACTGATGAGTAAGCAGTGGAACTTCTTATTCGATGAGGGCGAGAACATGAACGCCTTACGTCACCGCCGTATGGAGAAAACAGCGGGCGTGTTTATGCGCCCTTCTGACATCGCAGACCACACAGAGCTCGCGACTTCTCTAGAGGGGTTACTTAACGGACAGCCTGGCGGTCGTACTTTTAAAGATCACCCCGGTGAGCAAAAAACTGCCGGCGCGGTCGATGCAGCGATAGGCGCCGCGATCGGTGGCAGCGCGGGATACTTTGCGGCACGTAAGGTGAACCCTGTCCCGCCCCCGGAAGGCACAAAAGGGTTCGCGAACACTGTGCAAAAAGTACGGCATGACGTATATACCTTCTCAGAGGAGCACCCAACCGCATCTAAGGCAGTAGGGGCCATAGCAGGGGCGGCTGCGGGCGCTTACGCGGCAAAAGATGCGAATATCGTCGCGCGTCTGCGTAGATTTAAGCGCGGAGCTCCCTGATGAGCATCAAGGTCACACTCCGCAGTACGTCAGCACGGCACATTGACGTATACTGGGAGACGCCTTTTAGCGCCGACACGCAGTACCGTGTCTTGCGCGGAGAGGCATACAGTGGCCCCTTCGATCCCGTGACAAGTGAGCTCGTGGATGTATATCATATACGTGACGCGCTCGCGCCTAGAAAGATGGCGTGGCGCACACTGTACTATGTCATAGAGGCGACCCACGCCGACGGTACACGCGTACTCTCAGACCCTACATCTCTCGCTGCGAGACCTCCGTTAGACGCTTTGGAGATGATACGCCTTAATAGTTTACTGTTTAAGGAGTACACTGGGAGGCCGTGCATTATCTACGGACGACGCACGTTTGGTAAGAAGTGTGCGGTCTGTGTAGACAGCGTGACGGGTGTACAGCTTACCAATAACTGCACCAGCTGTTACGGTGTAGGGTTTGCGCGTGGCTACCATAATCCGATGTACGCTTACGTCAACATCGGCGCTGACGTAAAGAGCATCACGCCCGGCGAGCAGCTCATCACAGCGCAGAACACCGTACAGGGTCGTATGAGCGTGTACCCTCTTGTGAAGCCGGGTGACCTACTCGTAGAAGAAGAGGGCACACGCTGGCGTGTACAGAACGTATCTCATACAGAGAGGTTACGCGCACCCGTACAGCAAATACTTTCGCTCTTTAGAGTTCCCGAAGGTGACATCGAGTATCAACTCCCTGTACAATGGAACTACGATCTCGGGACATCTCCGAGGTCGTTCAGCACGAGGAGTGACGTATGAGATACTCGGACTACATAGAGGGTTTAAAGGACGCGCCCCGCGAGGACCACTTCCTTAAGCTCGCAGAGAAAAAGTCTAAGCGTAGCTTAGCTAAAGACATTGCGTTAGTAGGTGGCGGTACCGCGCTCGGAGCAGGGCTCGGTTATGGCACGGCCGCCTTGTTAGAGAAGCGCTACGGTAAGACCTTTAAAGGCATGTCTCCGCAGAAACGCCTTAATATCGCTGTACCTGCCGCGGCGGGTGTAGGCGGCCTGCTCGCGCTCTCTCACGTGTTACGTCAACGAGCTGATAAGCGCTCTGAGGACAAGTAATGTCCGTCGGCGACATCGACGCGCGCGGAGTGGAGTACGACCCTCTGCACGATCCGACGTATCAAGCGGTGCGTACGATGATCGGGTTCTGTCAGGGCATCTTTAAAGCTCTGCCTAACGCGCGATACCGATGGTCTCCTGATGACGAGAATACGCAGATTCTCATTACAGGCGCTTACCCTCTCAAAGCAGAGACGATCAATAGACGTCCCGCTATTGTTGTTGGGCATTCACAGACTCAGATTATGAATACGTCTATGGGGAGCTTCGAGACTCAGAGGTTCGAGACAGGCAACAACGTATACAGAGACCTCATCGCTACGACCATCGTATTTAACTGCGTCGCTACGACCGGACACGAGGCGTCGTCGCTTGCATGGTTTGTCGCATCCAACCTACGCGCCTTACGTCCGTTGATACAACGCATGGGCCCGTTTACACAAATGGGGCAAGAGGTGAGCATTGGGGTAGAGTCGCCTCCAGGCGCGCTTCTACAGGACAGCACTGATACGGCAGCGATCGCGGTGCCCGTTATGGCGCAGACGTACATCCCGCATCGATGGGAAGTACTCAACCCTGCTTATCAGGTTGACGCAATAAGGCTGTCAGCAGATACTATACAGAATAAATCTTAACACGGCACCAGGAGACCGAGATGGTAGATCAGATCCGCAAGCCCGGAGTAAATATTACACAGGTAATCGGCGGTACCCCGCCTACGCCCGTGACCGCAACACTTGTACCTTGCATTGTCGGGCCTGCCTTCGAGGTCGTTGAGCTTACGGGCGACGACGGCACCGCAAGCGTAGAGTCGCAGGTTCAGACTGCACAGGGGCCTCTCCTTTATCGACAGCTCCCCATTCACCTCGATGTTTCAGACTACCCCGCACCTCGCGCTGACGCCAATCAAATGAGCGTACTCGTGCCCGAGGTACAGGTCGCTCTACAACGTACAGGCGAGTTCAACATCCTCGACCGTTCCCCCGGTACCGCCTTCTTGAAGGGCGCGAATGAGGCTACGCGTCCTGGTATCTGGATCTCCACCGCACAACTCGAGCAGAGTCGCGCAGCTACGTTCATCGTGCTCGTAGACACCGACATCAACAATAACGCTGCGAGCTTTGTCGTTAATAACAACGCGGCCAGCGTGGAGGACTTGCTCGAGAACATCACGTCTACCGTGACGGGTACAGGTTACTTCGCGCATACGCTCGACGGCGTGCCAGGCTTTGTACTTCACAGCACACGCTATGGAGCCACAGCGTCTATCAGCCTCGTGTCGGTGAGCGGGGGTGCGACGTCAAACGCGTTCTTCGATGCGGCTGGCCTCGCTGCTCTGCAGTACGGCGGGAATAATATTACAAAGATCCGCTGCGAGGGCGGCGGGTTCTACGCAGAAGATAACGTAAACCCAACAATCCTCACCTCGCCGATCGTACGCTTTACTCCCGGTAAGGGTGTTGTCGTCGTGGACGGCAATGTCTCAGACACGTTGGACGTTGGAGAGAACTCACTGATCGGCGGTAAGGCCTTTGTGACCGTACAGGTTGATATGCACGGTAACGTGGATGCTTCGTTCCCTAGTGGTACATTCGACTTCATTAACGATCTTCCACTCCGCGCAGCGACACCTCGAAGCATGGGTGACACGTTTACCGCAGGCGGTCCCATCGGGCAGTCAATCTCACGCGTCATGGTCACTGAGGTACAGAACGACTACATCAAGCTCGGCGTCGTAAACAGCTCACGAAGCATCTTCGACGCTGAAGGCAACCCCACACGTCTGGTGTTCTCTGACTTCCAGCTCGGCACCCTCAAGAACCCTGTCCCGTTCGCGCCCAAGAACGCTTACTTTATCGCGCACAGCTTGACAGAGTTTAGCCCCGAGACACCACAAGGTACCGCGCTCCCCGCGACCCTCGAAGGGGATCCCGTCAGCGCGTCACTCGCGACCGCTCCGCAAGTCATCTTGACTGGGTGGGATGAGACGGATGCTAACCAAGTAGCGAGCACAAACACGCTCGCGTTCCAGCTCGCGCTTACAATCAATGGCGTAACCGAGACTATGCGCGTGCCCTTTATCAATGACGACGCCGCGGCTAATATCGCGTTGTGGGCGGGTAACGTGTTCGACGGTAAGATCGTGGCTTCGTATGCAGGGACCACGTTCACCTTCGAGTCTGTCGTCAAGGGCGCGGATGTACACCTCGCCCTCGAAGACATAGACACGGGGCTCACGGTCGCCGTGGAGGATGACTTCGGCACAGACGACGAGATTGTGGGTCTCGCAGGGGATACGCTGACGTTCTTCCTTAACGACGGGCCTACCGAGTACTCCTTTACCGCAGCGAGCACCTCTATCCCACTCTTCGTCAATATGGTGAACGACAAGATGGGCTATGAGGCGCTTACCTATAGTACGGATAGTGCCGTAAACGAGGCTACGTTTACTCTCACGTCGTACCTGCTTGGCGTAGCGAGTAAGGTGTCTCCGCTAACTACGTCCACTGGGGCAGTTACCTTGGGGCTCAATGGGATTCCTGTCGTCGGCTCAGGGCGTCCTAACCCCGACGTGTGGGTGCGTCGAGACGGTAGCGTTGTGATCAGCGGCGATATCATGCGTAACACGATCACAGGCACGCCTGTGGCCGCGTCTACCTCTGCGCGCGTCCACCTCGCTTACCGAGCTCTGCGTCTCGACCTTACGCCCTCAGCAAGCGCCCCCGGGATCATTCGAGTCTCTTCGGTAGATACTCTCGCGGAAGTCTTCGGGCCGATCTCACCGCGCAACCCCTTCGCGCTCGCGATCTACTACGCTCTCTTGAACACGGGCGACGGTATCGAGATCAATGCAATTGGCGTTGATGATGTGTCCGAGGCCGAGCCTGATGGTACGGTACTCGCCTACGCATCTGCTGCAGAGTTCTTACGCTCTTATGAGGTCTACTCGATCGTGCCTCTTACACATAACGAGAACGTCATCGCGCTGTTTGACAATCACGTCAAGGATATGAGCGCGCCAGATCTTCGCGCAGAGCGTACCGTGATCACGGCGCCCGCTAACCCGACACGTCATAACGACACTGTCGTGCTCTCCACAGGGGAGAGCGGCGCTGAGTCTACAGGGATCGACAACCAAGTAGATCTAAACGACAGCCCAGAGGCCGTACTGAATAGCCTCGGTGTTGATACAAGTGCGGAGATCCCCTTCCAACTCGCGGATCTCACGCAGCTCTACGTACATATCACTATTGGTGACGCGTCCTACAAGTACAGCGTGAGCCATGTTTCTGGCGGTCGTGTGACGATTCGCACAATGTACACGTCTGCTCAGAACAGCGATGGCTTCTATAGTACCAACGCGCTCCCTAGCGAGTTCGTAAACGCAGAGTTTAGCCTCGCGCTGCGCGGTGCCCCTCTCACGATCGCGAGCACGGGTCTCCTCGACAAGACCGCCTACGCTGAGACAGTCCGAGAGGCAGCACAGCAGTATCTTAACCGTCGCCAAATCCGCCTGTACCCCGACACCGTACAGTCCGACGCCATCGGCGGCATCAATCAACGCATCCCGAGTTACTACTTCGCTGCGGCCCTCGCAGGTATGGTCGGTAACATCGATGCACAAGAACCATTGACACGTGTGCCAATGGTCGGCTTCAACGACTCAATCGGGCCAGCGCTTACGCGTACTCAGCTCAATACGATCTCCGCGGGTAACGCTGTTATCGAGCCAGAGTCTGAAGGCGCGAATCCCTCTCTCCGTATGCAGGGTAGCACCGACCCCTCTACGATCGAGAGCCGTGAGTGGAGCGTAACACGCGCGGTAGACGCGTTCTCTAAGACGCTCCGTACGCAGCTCAAGTCTAGGATCGGACGCTTTAACATTACGCAAGCGTATATCGATGAGCTCTCCATGCTCGTCGACAGCATGTGTAAGGCGTCCGTGGATCAAGGACAGTTCCGTGGGGCTGACGTTCTTAAGCTCGAGCAAGACGTGACACAGCCCGATACCATTCTTGTAGAGATCCAGCTCGAGGTTCTCTACCCAGCTAACTACATCAACGTCACCCTGGTTGTCTAAGGAGATACCACATGGCACAGTTACGTAACACACAGCAGAAGAACCTCCGCTCCGTCAGCTTCGGTCAAGAGCAGGCAGAGCGTCCCCACTCCGTTAACCGTGAGCTGAACGATCTCCGCGAAGACGTAGAGCTCGCGTTTGAGCGCCTCGAGGGCCGCGACAGCCTACCCGAGATCCACGATGATACGATCTCCGCGAACCACACTCTAAACACTATTGGGTGCGCCTTTCTCGGGATTAACTTCCTCGCGGGCCGCTCACTCGCGTCGCTCACCCTAAACGACGCGCTCGATATTCAGGCACCTGGCGTAGCCGGTAATGACATCTCTGTGACCGTCGTGGCGGGTGCCGCCGAGGCGATCGCCGTGACTGATAAAGCGATTGTCGTGACGACCGATGACGGCACCAGCGACGCAGACAGCATCAAGACACTGATCGACGCGGACGCGGACGCTAAGGCCCTGGTTGTCACGTCCGTGAAAACAGGGCAAGGCGGTACGTCCATCACCGCTGCTGAGAGTACGAAGCTCAGTGGCGGCTCGGGTGACGGGTTCTCCGCCACAGCGTACAACGCTACCGCGGGCACCTCTGTCTCGATCGCCCAAAACGACATGAGCAAGGTGACTGTCTTGAACGATAACGCGCTCACTATCGTCGGTCTAGCTCTCGCAGGCGATAACAACAATAAGTGCGCCATCGCCTTCGAGTCCCACACAGCCCGAGCTGTCGCCTTAGGCACGTTCGCCTAATAACCGCAAGGAGTAACCATGTCACTAGACTTTCAGCCATATGAGCGTAACGTCCAGCAGGGCATGGTAGATGGCCAGTATGCCTCTGGTGCGTTTACCATGGTCGCCGCTGGCCCTCCTCGACTCCAAAACCTCGGCCTCGGCGCCGCTAACGACGCGGTTAACGCGGCCATTACGACACCAATCGGGTTGGTACAAAACCTCTCGCTAAGTCACAGCCGCGCGTTTAATCGCATCTTCGAGCTCGGCTCTGAGAGGTCGTATCACATCAGCGGACGCACGAACGGGCAGCTCTCGCTAAGCCGCGTGTACTATCATGGGCCGTCTCTGCTGCGTATGCTCTATGCACACAAGGCAGACCTTAAGACGCCTGTGACTGTAC